CTGCTAGTATAAATCCTATCATCTCCATCATAGTTTTCATATATGCAGGTAAAGTTGTCATCTTTCCAAGTCCACAAAGCTCTGACATTCTTTTTGATATTGTCTTTCAATATCCATTTAATCGTTTTGTATGTTCTTTCTACGGCCATATTACTATTATATTCATTATTACTATTTTAATTGTATTGGGGAGGTAACCACACCCCCCCTCTACTACTCAGGTCTGAAAAATTAAAAGCTTTTAGGTCTTACCCTTTATTGATTAATTATTTCCTGAGTATTCTTTATATATTTTTTTTATTCCATCAAAGCAAGCTGCTATACAAGAACCACAATTAGTACCTGTTGAGTAGTTCGTGTTGTATAACGCATTGTAAATCTCTATCATAGATTTTTTTGCTTGTTGATCTTTTGCCCTTCCTGTTTTTAAGTCAGGCCACAAAGCAATTATCTCTGCTATTATTTCTTCAGGTATATCTGTTCTAACTTCTACCTCTGTTGTTTTACTCCAATACTTCTGAGGACATTCTTGACTTGATATTCTAGCTTTTACTTTCATAAAACATAAGCACCTCTTACATTGACCTGAAGGCTTGAAGTAATAGACGCAAGACTTACAAATACTTATCCTATCTTCATATATATCTTTAGGTACAAAAAACTTATTCATTTAAATCGTCTTTTAACATATTTCTAACCTTATCTATTGTTGTGAATAAACTACCTCTTGATATTTTTGTTTTCTTAGCGAGTGAGTCAAGTGTGTTTGATTCATAGTAATATAATTGAAAAACTTTAGCATCGTACCAAGAAAAATTATCTTCTAAAGCTTTGTCTATCTTTTCAAGACTAGTCCATTGATAATCGTCTGCTATGTCGTTAGGGATGTTGTAAAGGTGTTTAGCATTAACTCTTCCTGTTGATATTGTTTCTTCATAAGTAACTGACATTGAAAAACTATCAATATGGCGATAGTATTTTTTGTATTTATAATAATAATTACTTCGTGGGCTTGTTAATGCTCTCCTTAATGCAACCGCTCCATATCTTGTTATTCCTTGTATTCCATCTTTATCATAAATTTTTTTAATTACATCAGGATTGGCTTGGAGTAAATAAAGCATCAATTCTTGTACCGCTTCATTAACTTCATTCTCGTCCGGATTAAGCCCGTAAGCCATAGACCTAAACTTATCTGATAGCTTTGCTATTTCTTCGTATATCTCAGTCATTAATTGGTTCTATCTTGTCAATTTTATTTACTGTGTCCTGTGTTAGTTCATCAAGGACTAAACGATACGCCCTTACAACTGCTGAATTGCTTTTTGTTTCTACTCCTGCAAAAAAACCATTAGTAGCTATTGCTAAGTTAATCGGTATAATTAACAACCAATCCCAAAAGTTTTCTTCCCTTTGCCCTTCTCCGTAATGATTTGAATACTCTAAAATAATTTCAACCACTTCTAAATAATTCTTGTATCTATTTTTTGTACTTACTTCCTTTGCAAACTCTTTACACATTGTAATGTATGTTTCTATTATTACTTTGTGTTCATTATTTGCATAAATCGGTTCTATCATACGCCAAAGATAATAAAAATGTTACTCTATTCCTCTAATTTTTTTTAAGTTTTCAACACTTTTTTTATAATAAGTTATTTGCTGTTCATATTCTACTCTTGATACTTTGTGAATTGTCCTAGCTAAATATTCTAGTTCTTCTGCTGTACCTTCTCCATACTTAGAATCTAGATTAAGTCCAAACTTAAACTGCTCACCCTGACTAAACATATTACACTTGATACACTGCACTTGACAATTATCTTCGTGGAATCTTGTAGCCATATGCTTACGACTTTGGAAATGACCATTTTGCATACCTCCTGTCTTGTAATGACCTACCTTGCCACACGTGAAACACTGACACATACCATATTCATTTGCTGAACGCAACCTTATGTAAATACTAAAAATAGTATCTAGTTCCTTTTTTAACTTACTAATTGTTTTTTTCATACCCCAAATTTCTTTTAACAATATCTTGTTTTGTTGTTTGTCTATCTATATATAACCTACCTCTTAACAATGGCTTTTCTTCCTGAAGCTTTGCTCTATACCTTCTAATTGTTTTAGCATTAGTTAATTTACTTTCTGCTATTAAATTCATAAACTCCATACAACTAAAATTTTCTGGAGTAATACCTTTAACTTTCATTTCGTAATACCAAAATGAGCAAATAAGTTTATTATCATTATCTTTTAAATGAGGACTTTTTATTAATAAATTTTCAACTTCGTCTTTAGTTTTCATATTTATACATTTAATTCAAATTTCACTTTATCTCCCTTTAATAGCTGCCCTGTTTTAGTAAGATTATTATCATATATATGGGCATTGCCAATAAAAAAAGTAATACTTCCTAATGTAATATCAATTTTTTGGCTTATTAAATAAGCTTGAAATATATCACTAGGCAATCCTAAATTGCTGTCTGCTGACCTTTGAAATATTGTAACATGTAATCTTCCCTCACTAATTTGAAATTGCATAAGCGATAAACAAGGGAGCTGACTAGTCTCTACTCCAGTCTCTCCAATAAAAAGCATATAGTTTTTTGATGACCGTTTTTCTTTATTAATCTTTTCAATCAAAGCCGGAAGCTTTTTAAAATAAGTAGGATACGTATTAATCATCTCAGGATAACAATAATCCCACCACGTGATTCCTACCGCATTATATTCTTTGACAAATGTTATCCCACTACAATATAATTCTAACTCACTAGAGAGCTTCTTTTTAGCTATAGGGTGCTCTTTAAGTATCCTTAGTATATCATTTTCATTTAATTTAAGTGATTCATTTATTAAATAAGTAATATCACCTTTTTTATTTGTTTGTTTTTTACCATTAGAAATAATTTTTTCTAAGAGTCTATAATATTTATTCATTTTTTTATTATTGTAAGTCGTTCATTATACATTCGTGTTGAAAATCTCCATCTTCATTGATTTCATCTAACTGTTCATCAGTCATTGGTACACCATCATAATCGGCACTTACAATGAAAGCATCACAGAAATCAGGATAGTCTTTAGTATCTATTCCATCTATTTCAATATTGTCAATTTTTTTGTAGTCGATTTTTATTGGTTCTGATGGAACATTTATTAATCTTTCTCCAAAACACTTTTTCATAATGTCGTTAAAATTATTTATTTTCATTTCTTTTCTGTTTTAGGCTTTCTAATTGACACCCACTTATGTGGACGATATACTCCAGGTTGTGGAAATCCAAACATCATTTGGAATGTTCCTGTCTTTTCAGGATCGTAAAGTTTTTCTTTTTTCATTTCTTTTATTTTTAATTTCTAAAGCTCTCGCCTTTTATTACTACTACTTTGCATTTTCTTAATCTGTCTAAAGTTCTTTCATCATATCTTTCTTTTAAAGCTTTAGACGCTAAATTAGTTGTTATCAGTAAAGTCTTTGAACTATCTTCTGCATAAGAGATAGCATCAGCTACAGCATCAATCTTAGTTCCATAGTCATTCTTAATGCTTTCAGTTCCTAAGTCATCAATGATAATAAAGGTAGCTATATTTTTCTCTATTGTTACTAAGTCTTTTGCTGATATGCTTTTAAGAACCTTATTAGTCTTAGTTCTAAAGATTGCAGGAATAACATAATTTAGAATAGTAGACTTCCCTAAACCACATTCACCCATTAACATTAAACCTCTACCTTTATTATCTACCATCCAATCAATAATTTCATCATAAGCAGGTAGGTGTGTGTAAGTGTCAATCGTTCTGTCATAGTGCTTAAAAGCCTTAACAAACATTTCCTTCAGTTCCTCTTTAGTTCCTAGCTTAAACCTGTTATAAGCTTTAGGTTTTAAAAATTCAGCTATTTTAAATGTATCTTCTATTGTTCTCATATTTTTTTTTAAAATGAGCCATCCCCATAGTCCTGACCTTTTTGATGTCTATGTGATGTAGTGTTATTATTTTTAGGTTTATCCCATTTTTTTTGATTTGCCGCCCAAGTCTTTAATCTTAATTCAGTTTGCCAAGTTTTGTTTAATTCAAATTTCATTTTTGTATTTGAAGTATTAGGCTCAGTCCAATAATCACAAAATTCTTTTTTTAATGTTACATCATAATCTAATAAAGAAACTTGATTAATAAAATTTAATTCTCTTATAGATATATTATTATTATTGTTATTCTTATTGTTATTCTTATTAATAGTTTGCGTTTTTTTAACAACTTGTTGTTCACTTTCTTCACAACTAGTAGTGAAATAACTTAACAACTTGTTTTCAATGATTTTAAAGTGTTGTTTTGCAGGAATACCTACTACTTTAGTTTCTATTATGCCTATAGATTTTAAGTGCTTTATTGCCTTTCTTTGTTGGTGTGAAGTTAGGCTTGTATCTTTCTCTATATTCTTAGCTGTATTAAAAAACCAACCGTCAGTCATACCATTAGCTATAAAGTATTCTTCTTTACTAATCAGGTCAGCAAGTAGGACTGCCTCTTTTAATCCTACCTGCCTTGCTAGTTCTTTGTTTAATACTATAAATGCTGTGCTACTTAGTAATTGTTTCATTTATATAACTTTGTATTCATAATGATAATCTTTGAGTGCAAACTTAATAATTTCAATGACATTATAGAAGTCTTGGTGGCTTAATTGTAAATTAACATAAAAGTTTCCTGATCTTAATACTAATTCTGTATTGTAAGTAGGACTTGATTTAATATGATGCTTATCTAGGAATTTATGAAAAGAAGCTTGAGTTGTAAAGTATTTCTTTTTCTTCTTTTGATTACAGTAAGCTATGTAAACATTTATATAAGTCTTTCTGTACTTTGGAAATGAAATATAATTAGCCTGGTGAAATTTCTCATAATGATATATATTACTCCTATTTCTTTTTAACTCCTTTGCTATTACTGTTTGATGTATATTTTCTTCTAGTCTTGCAATCATACTTATAACAGCTCTAGGTATTTGGTACTTCTGTTCCCTAGACTTTTTAGATAGTGAGCCTTTAGGCAACCCTACTAATTCTGTAGTAAGGTTGCAAAGGTTTTTAAAGTTTTCTTTATCAGTCATCTTAGAATGGTAAATCGTCAGGAGTAGTACCTTGAAAATGTACGTCTAATGCTCTAGTATCTTCAGGTGTAGTCTTTGCAAACCAATAACCATCTATGTTGTGGAAGTATCTTCCGTTGTATTCTCTTGAAGATACATTACACTTGATTAAAACTTCATCTCCTACTGATAGTTTATCCAAGTCTTTTAACTTGTCATCTCCGAAAGCTGTTACTGCTATTTCAGGATTATATTCTGCCCCTGTATCAATTACTACAGTTTGCTTTTTCCAAACCTTTTCAGACTTTGAGATTCCTGATTCTACATCTAACTTCTTTACTAATTTTCCTTTTACTTCCATTATATATTTCGCCTATGATTAGTGAGTAGGACTTTTCTCGGTTAAATTATTTGTTACTAATTGAGTTACACCATTTTGTTATGTCATCTCCATAGATGAACTTTCCTGTCTTTGCTGAGTAAGGTGCAAACCTACCATTTTTTTCCTTTACTGGTAGCTTTACAATAGTCATACTATAAAGGAATCTTCCTATTCCCCAATTCACACAAGCTCGTTTAAAAGCGTCTGAAACGTGTCCTTTGTCTTTTTCTACATTAGATTCCGAACCTGTATCAGACTTCCATACCCATTCATCTTCTTCAATTTTTATTCCTACTTTACAGAATAACAATCCTGAACTTTCGTAATATATAGTTTGCCAATTTTCCTGACCACATACTTGATCTAATATGTCTTGGCAATCTCTTGCGTCTATATAAGCTACACAAGAAGCTCCGTATTGATTTGCTGATTGAACCCTCCATTTGAAAGGTATCTCTGTTTTTAATTTTTCTAGATTCATTTTATTTTAAATTTATTATTATTGGTGAATTATTGTTTTCTTTATAGTATTCTAAATATTGAGGTTTCAATTCTACTCTCCAGTCATCTTGAGTTTGCCAACCGTAAGTCTTTAGCATTTCTTCAAACTTCCTGAAAGTCTGTAGTTCAGTTCCTATTACAATTACTGACCTACCATTATTACTCAAGTCATTACTGAAGTGTCCTGACTTTCTATCATAAGTATTAATTCCTGTAGATAAGTATTGAGGTTTTAAAAGCCATTCTTCAGCTATTACTTTCTTATTGTCTAATTGATACCCCATAAACTTAGAGTAGTGAGCTTTGTTGTAGTCAATGAAAGTAGTATCTTCTAAGTATTCTGCATCTTGTATAGTCATCTTAAAATTTTTTTGAGTTATCCTGAGAATTATAGTATGCTGTTTTTACCTTAATAAATAAATCTCTTACTACTTGAAATTTTAATATATTAAGTCCATCTTCAGTTAATACTGTATTATCAGGTAATAGATTAGGTTGTTTAGATTGAACATCTAATAAACTTATAATTGCTTCCTGTTTGCTTGTTGCTTCCTTCATTCTAAAATTTTTCATCTTAATTGTATTGATTAATATTTGACAAAACTACACCTTTTAAGTTACTCACACAATTATAAACAAGTTTATTTACAAAGTTATTAACAATTAAGGTGTTTACATCTAGGACGAACTTTATAGCTTGTCTAGTATATTAGTATTAAAAAGAAAAGAAAGTGCCTAAAACGGCTATACGGGGTGCTAAAAATAGTGTACTAGCCTTGCTATTTGCCCTGAGTCTTTGGAATGAATGAAACCTTCAACTGCTTTTTGTACTCCACAGAATCCTTTTCTATTATGCCAGGAATCTGTACCTGAAGGACTACGCATATATTCAACAGTTACACCTATGAAGTCTTTAGCGTCTAGCCATTTGTATTTTACTTTGTGATGTATATGGTGAAGATACCAATATCTGTATTTAGTTTCTGCCCACATTAAAGGTCTATCGTTAGCCATTAACATAGGGAGTTTATCCATCTTAGCACCATCTCCGTGTTCTAGTCCTATAAGATTAGAACCATACTTATAGTATTTTCTGTGTGCTACTGATATATCAAATGTTACATCTTTAGTATTTCTAAACCAAGACTTTAAAGAGTGTGCTAAATGAAATCCACTTTGATAATCGTGATTAGACATTGAATGTACAACATCTACAGGTGCTACTTGTCTAAGTATCTCAACGCATTTAACATATAATTTTAAAGCGACTTCAAAATGTTGCCACCACTTACCATCTGCATCTTGTGGAGTTCCTGCTGTAGTTGTATTATAGACATTGTCAATATGTAGAATGTCATTACCTACACAGAATAAGACTCTATCTATACTAAACCCTTGAGCCTTGCTTATAAGTCCTGTAACGCCTTCTAATACTCTATTGTATGCTATCTCTGTATTATAGTCATCACCTGTTTCTAAAGCTACTCCTAGTTTACCTATATGAATATCAGCAGGATTTATCACTAATAAGTGTTCACCTTTAACTCTTTTGATTTCAGGGTATTTTGGAGAATGATTTTCAATTAGACTTTTTATGTCTTCAAGTAGATCGTTTTGGTCTGTACCATATTGTTCTTTGGTAACTATAGAAAAGCGTAAATCACCCCCCATATTTTGCCAATGCTTAACGCTTACAATATCATTCTTATCTATACCTCTATCTTTAAGATGTATGTCTAAGGCTGTATTGCCGTTAATGTTTTGTAAGTCCTTTCCCCTGCTCTCATTGATTAACTCAACTTCTTCAGAGGAAAGTCTTAGTCTTTTTCCTTCTTTAGACAAACTATTTCTTAGCTACGTCAGCTATTCCTTGTCCAACAATAAGAACTAAGATTGCGTGATATAACTCTTTTGCTGTATCAGCATCAACTCCTAAGTAAGTTACTATTGCAGGAATGACTACTGAACTGATTGCGTACCAAAACTTCTTTGACTTTAACATCTGTCCGATAAGATACTTTTGAAAAAACTTTTTCATATTATTTATTTTTAATTATTAAGTTAATATTTTCTCCGCCCAAATGTAGTATTTCTTTGATTAATAAGTCCATAGCTAAGACAGAGTTATTAACAACGTCCTGTTGGCTGCCTAGTCCTACTAGAATGCAGCCGCTTGTATCTTTAGGGTAATTACCTCTGTGGAATAATATCCAATCCCTATTAGGAACGTCTTGTACTAAGAGATGTAAGTAATCTCTTGAAGCTGATTCTCTAGCTAGTCTAAGTCTTACAGGATAAACCCCTTCAGGAATGCAACTTATATTTCTTTGATTATCTTGCCAAGAATTCTCTAAGGTGTCGCATATTCTTTCTCCATTTATAAAGAGTTCTCCAATCGTACTCTCCTTACTAAATGTATCTCTAATTAATAAGAGGTTTATCATTTTTTTTTATCAAACTTGATAAATTTGTAAATTGTAAATCCTATAGCTAGAGTCAAAGAAACTAGAGTTAGAACTTGATTAGCCTGACCTAGACTTAATCCTATTGCTGTACTATTTGCTATTCCTACTTGAAGGCTGTCTTGCATTTGTTTTATTATTAGGCTTTTTATCCAAGTAGGATTTAAGCTTTGTTATATTAATTAATTTTGGCTTGTAGTGTTTCTTCATTAATCTGAAGCGTTTAGAAAGTTTCTTAAAGTGAGTCTTGTTCCTTGTTCTGGTCTTTCAAGATTCATATTATTGTAATAATTTTCCCTTGAAGGATTTACATCTGCACCTGTGTTTGTATTGTATTCAGGAAAGCTTGCTGTATTATTACGGATATAGTCTATTAGTCTTTCACGATAGTAACTTCCAGTATTTAAAATTTCTTCCCTAAAACTTTGAGCTTCTTCTGTAGTTAATGCTGTACCCGTTTCAGATGTTTTGGAAAAAATATTCCCGTTCTCAACCTTATGTCTAAGATAATTAAAAGCGTGATACAGACTATACGAAGGAAGCATATCCCCTATGTAGTCATCTAGTAAAGTTTTGTAAGCTTCATTACCTACATTTCCAACTGTTCCTGCAACTATTAAGTCTTTCAATTTGTTGTTAAGGTCAGTCCCTAGAGCTGTTTCAACATAAATTTTCTGAGCTTCCCTTACAAACGGAAGTAATATGTCCACATCCACATTAAGATTGATTGCTGTAGAGTCCTTTAATTTAGCCTCTGATATAAATAGTACATAGCTCATAGTTATCTTGCGTTTACGTATCCGTTATTTTTCATTTTTCTTGGTGGTGTTGCTACTAGCTTGTCGTTCTTCTTAGCTGTAAAACCTTCTGACTTAGCTTTTGTGTAGCCAATCATATCAGCGTCTTCTATTTTAGTAGTCTTAGATTCTCCTATTACAGTTTTAAAGATTCTTCTACTCCAAAAGTGAAAGCATTGAGGTCCTCCTTTGTATAGCCATATAGAGTAAGTATTAGCTCCACCTTTTCCAAAGCCAGGATTAACAGCCTTACTTCCCATATTGATAATATCTTCCTTTCTGTAGAGCTTTTTAGCTCCTTCCATCTTACGGCAAAATTCTCTTTTCTCTCCTGATTTGTTAGTTAAGAAATTGTCATTAGAATAAACATATCTAACTCTAAAGTAATCATAAGACTTTTTAGATATACCATCTTGTTCTGACTTACGACTTGGAATAGCCCTTCCTGTTGATGCTAGTTCTATCTTTTCATTAGCTAGTTCGTTTAATACTTCTTCATAGTTAAAGTCTTGATGCTCTCCATCTACTACTTCTTCTTCTACTAATTCCCATTCATCAGACATATCTTCTCCAAACTCCTCAATGAACTTAGAAAGCTCTGTAGCTTCTTTATGACCTTCACAAGCCATATAGACTGTCTTACCTTCTAATTCGTGTTCGTGATACCCTTCACACCCTAAAGTCTTTGCACTTGCTAAGGCTTCATCTATGGTATCAAAAACAGGCTTTCCGTCTATCATACCAACTTTAGAAAAGTCTTCCCTTACATCAACGTCTACATCTAAAGGAGCATAACCCATTTCTTCTCTTATTTCATCTGAAGTTAATACAGCAGCTAAGTCTTGATTAGTAAATTTAACAGTAATTGGTTTAAGTTGTACGAACTGAACAGGCATATCCATATTGTTTACTTGGAATATCTTGTGTAATACTTTTAATATTTGAGATTGGAAGCCAACAATTACTGTATTAAGATAAAAATTACTAGCTGCGTTTAGCTCGTCTGCATTGCTTGAGAACCCATTAGCACTATCTAAGCCCATAAGTGTCTTAGAAGTTACCCTATGACCTGAGAGGATGTTGCTAGTAAGTAGTTCTTGAAGTGCCAAAAATTGTTTATCCAAATCTGATGGACTAATAGAAGTTATTTCAGGTACTCTTGTCTTGTCATCTGAGAATGTCAAAACAAACTTTCCTGCGTTCTTTTCTGATGTAAATTTATCTGTAAGGCTTTGTTCTATCTGTCTACGTTCTTCAGCTGTTGGTATTCCGTTAGCAAAGGAAATCATAAAAGATCCTGTAAATCCGTTAGATATGTTATTTAAGTGAAACTCTGAAACTTTAGAATCAATTAAAGCCCAATTATTACAACTAACATAATCAGGCGTATAATAAGAGTTCATACTAGGACTGTAAAGCCCTGTGTAAAGTATTTGATTAGGTGATGTTCTGTCGTTTACATTAAATGCAGGAACTCTGTATGGCTTGTTCATTCTTGTATTTGCCCAATCT